ATTTGTTGAGTTAATCTTGCTTTATCTTTTTCAATATAAGAAACATAAGACCACATAAACACAGATGTCATTAAAAATATCCAAGCTATCCATTGTAAATGAATAATTGCACTTGCCTGTATTATAGAACAAGCAATACTAATACTTGCTGCCACCCATTTATAAATAGTTAAATTCATTTCTTTAATTGATTATAATATTGATCAACTCTACTTAAAAATTTGTGTTTATAATTTTTTAATTCATGATCTCTAATAACAAATTCTTGATATAAATTATTTGGATCACACATCATAATAATACATTTATCAATTTCAGTTCCATAAATTTGGTCATGGGCCATTGCATAAGCTGCAACTTGTATAAAATAATCTTCAATCCATTCGCGCTTTTTTGGCTTATTGGTCTGTTTAAAGTCAATAATACAGTCCTTTCCAAGATGCTGACATATCAAATCAGTAGCACCCGCGTATAGGTCAGGGTAATAAAGGGTAGCTTCCATGCCATAATATTCAGTGATTTTGTTCTTTAATCCATTATCTATGATGGTTTGAGCCATGGTATGAGCATTTCTACCTACATCGGTTAAATCTAAATGATATTGACCTGTTAAAAAGCTTTCTATTATTTTGTGCATTGCAGTTCCACGAGTTGCAGAACTATCCACGATCCGCGCTGCTTCAACTTCGCCTACTTTTAACTTCCACGCGGCAAGTGCTTTCATTTTCTCCGGTGGCTGTGTATTAGATAAAATCGTTGTTACAGAAGGTAGTTTTGCTGTACCAAGATCATAATGTCGATGACCATCAATAGAAGCTCGTGTTGAAGTAGGATATATAAATTTAGGATTGTGTTTCATATTAAATACCCATTTTTCTTTTAATTCTACCAATATAATCCCAATATTTTTCTTCTATACTTCTAGTTCTTTCACGTTTAGCTCCTATATTATTTTCTGATCTTGTTAACCATCTTAAATTATTAACTCTAAAATCAAATCCATTATGATTAATGTGGTCCACAAAATCTTTATCATTTGGTTTTTCTATAAAAGCTCTGGCAACTATTCTATGGAATATTCCTAAAGCATTTTGTCCATCTTTCTTTTTCATATAAGGAAGCATTGGATATAATCCATAAATTGCAAGATTAACTATAGATCCGTTTTTCATATTTTGAACAAAAGGATAATTTTTTTCACCAAATAATATTGGATCAACATTACCCCAAAAATGAGTTCCACCTGTTTTATATATTCTATATTCATGTGCTGGAGTATCTAAACCCAATAAATCAGTTACAGATTCAAGATCTACCCATTCAATATTTTTTATAACAGGAGAATCTTTAAGTTGATAATCAGAATCTAATAAAATTAATTGTTTCACTAATGTAATGTTTGATGATTAAACGGTTTTATATTTTTAGATTGTTTCATTACTGTTTCAATAACTTCTCTAAACTCTCCCTCATGTTTAAATACTGTTTTATATAATCTTAGAGCTTGAGCCATCATAGTAGATGCAACTATTTGCGGTTCATTATAACGCAAAACTAATTCAACCATTTTATCAAACAGTTCATTATATACAAATTCTAATTCAAGATCTTTTTTAGTTTTTTTCATTTTCTATCCCAATACATTAAAAAAACTACAAGACACATTACAACAATAGCTGTAATTTCTGCATACATTATATTCACAATTATATTAGTCATCTTGCTTTCTCATATAAAATTTTAAATATACGTTTTTTTTTAATTGGGCACCAATAACCATAGTAGCCGGATATTTTTCTTTTCATACTGGTAACCCCGCATCATCAATGTTTTCTAACATTTCTTCTTCTGTAAATACTATCTCTCCTTGTGATTTACAGTTTTTACATTGATACACTTCACCATAACAATCTTTACGGTAACCATTGCCACCACAATCGTGGCAAATGATTTTATGAGTTCTATCTTGAGTGTCCATTTTTATATCCTTTAGTTTTAGCTGCTTTTTTAGCTAAATCTTCTATAGTTTTACTTATAGTTAAAGTAGCGTCAGTTAATTTACCTTCACTTAAAAATAATAAAATTTTATAAGTTTCCATAGGTACGGATACCGATTTATATTTTGCTGGATCTGCCATTTTCTCTCCTTTTTTGTTTGTTTATTTATGCTTTCTGCATTTTAATATGGGAAACTATAGCAATAAAAACAAGTGTTGCAAGTAAATAATTTTTGATGTATTGTGGAGATCTCTTCTCACACCTTTTGTTTGCTCGTCCTAGTTTACTAGGGCGGGCATTCATTATCTTCTTCCTTGACCTTTATATTCTTTTCTATCGTTACGTTTATTGGGGCTTTTTGAATGGCGTCCTGGACGTTTCTTATTGGTTTGGGTAATAAATTTACCGTTTCCTAAACTTATTTTACGTGCCATTATTTTTTACAACTACAGATTTTATCTTCATCATTAGATTTTAATTTTACACCAGCTAATAAACCTATGAATCCCCCGATAATTGTTTGAAACGCAGGGGCTATTAATTTAAATATTTCACCATTGTCTACTTTTTCATCAAATAGACCAACCATTAAAGTCATAACCATACTTAATACAACAATACATAAAGTCATTGTTACTAAGGTAGTGACTACAAATGTTAATTTTTCTTTGCTCATTTATCTGTTTCCGTCATTAAACCAATTCTAGTACTATTAGTAATTGGTATATATTTAATCACTCCGTTAACATATTGTTCGGATTCCTCATTACATAAAGCACATCTATAGAAATTTTTATATAAAAACAAGAGTGGAGATAAAGAATGACAATAAGGACATACGCCATGCTCTATTCTAGCATTTAAACTTAAAGGTATATTAGATTTTCTTGATTTTTTTGGCATTTATTTTGTAGAACATATCATCTGAATCATCTGTCTTCCAGTTCTTATTTTCTACATTCCAAGACGAAGTCTGGACTTTATAGTCTGGCCTATGTGTAGAAGTAGTAAAACTAGGCACGTTCCACAAAATACGATTATTAGGCTGAATTGCATAATTACCGTTATCAAGAGCCAAAACATGTCCGCACTTATGTTGATCAGGTATTTCGGAATGTTCAGTATCCAAGATATTAGATTCTGGATGTGCCCAATCAATCGTAAATAAATATTCACCATGATAAAACTTTTTGTCTTTGCCTAAATATTTACAGCGTTGACCACTTAAAAAATCAAAAACAGTAATACTAGGGTAATAACTAAATGAATTCCATAACTGAAGATCGTCGAGATCTTGATGTTCCATCGGTGTGCTACACACATTATCGCTGTTTCTTCTTTGAATAAAAGCAGAGATAGGAAGTCTCCAATATATTGCACCGTTGCTAAGTAAACAATGAAACAACGTCGCACGCCCGCTAATACTCCCCAAGCCAAATACCACGCAGTTTTCAGTTTCGCCTTTATGTTTTCGTAAGTCATATAAATATTCTCTCCTTATGTTACAGTATATAGGTGGTATGTTAGCATTTAAATAAGACATTGAATACTATTTAATAGCACCCCAGTTATCCCCAAATTCATAATCTACTTTATTAGGTATTTCTAATTTAATTGAAGATTCCATAATTTCTACTATTTGTTTTGCATGTTCATCTGATTCAACTGATATATCTAATTCATCATGTATTTGTATATGAGGTACAATACCTGCTTCACTTAAAGCAATTATAGATAATTTAGTCATATCAGCTGCTGATCCTTGTATTAATCTATTTAAAGCTTTGTATGTTCCGGCTCTTTTAATTCCATGACCATATTCTTTTATTGCTTCAGCATGTGTTTTAGGAAACCCTGCACCAAAAGTAGTTGGTTCCCAAAGATCAAAATGACAAACTCTTCCGCCAAGTGTTCTAATTCTTCCAGATTCATCCGCTCTTCTTGAAACAGCTTGCATTAATTGTTTTATGAAAGGTGCTTTAGCATGATACTGTGCAATCAATTTCTCAGCAGCCTCTTTCATTAACCCTAATTCAGCCATTAATTTATTTTTACCCATTCCATACATTAACCCAAGATTAATTGTTTTAGCTTGTGATCTTTCTATTCCTGCCATTTTAGCAACAGCACTATGAAAATCTGCATTACCTTCTTTATAAGCATCTGCAATTTCATTTATACCATCTAATCTTTGTAATTTAGCATAATGAATTAAAATTCTAGGTTCTTGTTGTGAGTAGTCAAATACTCCCCATTTGTTATTTTCTTCTGGAATAAATAAAGATCTAATTAATGGTCCAAGTTCTTTATGTCTTACGGGTATCTGCTGTAAATTAGGATTAGACATGGAGAATCTTCCTGTAACTGTTCCTCCATCATCAGATCTAATTTGATTTATATCTGCATGTATTCTTCCGTTATGAGAATGTTTTACAATTGTATCTATAAAAGTTGTATGAGCTTTATTTATTTCTCTTGCGTAAGAAATTCCTTGAGCAATTTCATTAGGATGATTTGATAAAAAATTTTTAGTAAAACTAGGTGCACCAGTTTTTTCTGTTCTATCGTAAGGTAATTTTAAAACATCAAATACTTTTGCAATAGAAGCTGCAGCCCATAATTCTACAGAAATTCCTGTTAAGTCTTTGATTTTATTGATTATTTTATTTTCTTTATCTATTAATTGTTTTTTAATTATATCTGCTTTTTCAACATCTACTCTGACACCTTTGAATCTCATATCAACAAGACAAGGAAATAATTTTGTTTCTGTATTAAATATTGTCCAAAGATCTTGATCAGATAATTCTATACTCATTCTATGCCAAAGTTTTAAAGTTGATTCTGCATCTCTTTCAGCATATTGACCTACAAACATAGATGGAAGTTTCCACATATCTTTTTTAGCATCTATTCCATATTCTCTTGCAGCTGATTTTAATACAGCTTCATCTTTACCTATTCCAGCATACTGTTTAGCTAAAGCATCTAATGTAAAACTCCATCTATTTTCATCTACTAATGAAGCAGCTATCATAGTGTCTCTAATTTTAGCTGGAGGAGTTATTCCAGAAGATTTTAACCAACAAATGTCATACATTGCATTGTGAAATATAAATGTAGCATCTTGTTTAAATAAATCTTGTAACCAATTTAAAACTAATTTCTTATCCATATTACCGCCACCTTCATGAGCTATTGGGTAATAACCTGCCCAGCCTTCTACAGCTACAGAAATACCTACAATAAAACCACAGCCAGTCACGTTCCCCGATCCGCGTTCCATTAACTCCGGATCGCAGGTCTCTAAATCAATTGCAATTTCTTTATGACCGCGAAGATCTTTTAGTTCTTCTGGTACTACCCATTCTGTTTGGGGTGTAAATAATATCTGTTGAAATGTTCTTGTCATTTATAATCTCTCTCTACTATCATTTCTAAATAATGAATTGCTTTTAATATATCTTCTTTCTTACCTTTTAATCTATGTCTACAGATATATTTAATTGCATTACCTTCTGCGAACGGTAAATTATTTTCGTTAATAAAAACTGATGGTTGTATCTTCATAGTCTTATAATGTTTGCCACCCACTTGTTTATAAAATAT